TATTGCACTTCAGACTGATATCTTATCTCTCTTATTTGAGGATAGGGTAACAGCTGAAGCCTGACGGGATCTTCTTATAGATCGAGATTATTATCTTGATTCAAAGGAATTCCCCAAGGAAAGCGGTTTATACCGTTATGCTATAGGTCAACCGATGGGTGCACTATCCTCTTGGGCCATGTTAGCCTTAACGCATCATTTAATTGTTCAAATAGCAGCTCAGAGAGTCGGTATTCGTACTTGATTCGAAGATTATGCTATACTAGGAGATGATATCGTCATTGCTAACGAAATCGTGGCCTTGGCTTACTTATCTCTTATGGAGCATTTGGGTGTAGATATTAATTTATCTAAATCCGTAATTAGCGACATAAGGGCTTGTGAGTTTGCGAAGAAACTTATTGTAGACAATAAGGACTTTAGTCCGTTAGGACCTAAAGAGCTTATTGAATTCATTAATTCTCCGACACACTTTCCAGATTTAATTCTTAATAATAAAATTTTAGAATTAAACCTGGGGACTGTACAAGCTGACTCTGCTTCTGATTTTCTGTTAAATCTCTTAGAAGATTCACCAATCCTTAATCATAAATGATTAAGAAAGGTGCAATCTACTTGTTGAGATTTAGTAGGAATATTTGGGCTTGGCCTCTCCATGGATCTATCACCGAGTATAAATACTCTAGCTATAGATTCGCTTAATGAAGAGGATCTTGGTATATTAAGTAACGTCATCAGACGTTTCTTAGTATCTAAGATAGCCTGTGGTTCTCTTAAGGCCTTTGAGGGGGATGTTAATATGTATAACAAAATCCGCAGACGTATGTCTTTGGATTTTTATATTAGCAAATTCCCTTCAACGGAAAACCTTCTTAATCAATACTCTTCGGATATGAGTAATCACTTATACCGTCCGAATATTGATTTCGATAAACTACATATTCAAGACCTACTTAAAGTAGCGTTCTCAGATATGACATTTATTGGTGATCCATTCCTTAATGAGAGTTTAGACTCGCGTAAAAGAACTAGTAAATCTATGGTGTTATCCAAAGGTTTATTAGATATTTTATCGAAAGATTGTCCGCATTTACTAATGAAAGTATTACGTAACAGTCAGG